GAGAGTTATTTCCAGTAAGAAAAAGTTGAATGTCGTCATAGCTTGCACTTCTTGCGTAAAGGTAACAGTCAAAGTAGTAGGTGCCACCTGTAATTGCATTATTAGATGAATCAAAAAATTGAAACGTGGCGTAATCTGTGTTGTTACGATAACAACCAGCACCCTCATACGGTGTTGGACTTGAAGTGACTCTGGAAAGAGTTGAGCCATTGATGTTCTTTAACTTGTACGAACTGCCAGACTCAGCCGTCCAAAAAGAACCATTAGCAACGCTCGTATCGTTGAGCAACCACTGTGCAGAAGCCATCAGATAACTCCTAAGCGGTTAGCGCGTCAGCGATCTCGGTCAATACCTCTGGTGCAGTCAGCGTTGTGTCCGCGTAAGTCACTGCCGCCTCGTTGAGGATTGTGGCGTAATCCAAACCCCACGCCGCACGAGTGCGGGTCTTGATCGTCGCCAAGTCCACAGGGACAAACGCGGGCGGTGGCTCAATGTGAGCAACAGCCAACTCAAGCGCGGCAAGACGAATGACACGCAGGTCGCTCACACCAGCGTCAGCCAAAGCCTGCTGCAACAACGCAAGAACCTGGGCCTCATCCACGACTAGGCCGCGATTGGTGTGAAGGCCAACGTCAACGAGCTCATCGACAACGTGTCACCATTGATCACAGACTTGGAAGCAGTCAACGCAACAGACCACATGAAGTTGCCAGACGTTGACGCATCCCAAAAACTGATGTGACTGATCGTCTCAGTCGCAGTCATCGACCACGTTGAAGCCATAGACGTCATCGCCATCGACCCAGCAGATGCCGCACTGAACGTGGGTGACACGCGTGTGGTCACAGCTGAAGCATTAGCGGTACCAGCAGACCCAGGGTCAGCAGTGTGCAAAGCCACATACAATGAACCAGCCGTAAACGTGGTACCCGCGCGGCCAATCGTGTTAAGCAACTTGTTTGCCGTGTTCGCGGCAGAAAGACCAACGGTCATTTCGTTTCCTCATTCTCGGTAGTGGGTTCAGCGTGTGTAACTTCCATCGTTGCCGTAGCAACCAACTGCGATAAAACAGTGAACTCATTGGGGTCAGACATCCTCAGTCCCTTCATCAGCCTTCACAGCCGCGCGTTGTGCTCGGTGCAGGTCAGCGGTCAACAGGTGTGACTTGTGGTGCCCAACCTCGACACCAGTGTGAACAAACGTCTTGAACCCTGACTCCAGTGCACGCAGACAAAAGGTGATGTCCTCGCCAACTGGCCGGCCACCCATTTCAGTTTCTTGAAACCAGGTGAAAGTCTTGTTGTAGGCGCGGGTCCTAATCGCCTCAAGTGCGCTGCGGTGAATCAGCAGGAACGCCGCACCAGTAGCGGCCACAGGGATCACAGTGTTCGGCTCAAAGTCGTGCATCCGGACCGTGGTAATCCCACCCTCAAACTCGGCGAGCTGGTAGATCGTCGGAAACAACTCACCGTTACTTGCACCAAAGCACAGCCCACCCACGATCGGGGCATTAACAGGATCGGCGACAGCCAACAACTGCTCAAGGGCTTCGGGCTCCCACGCCATGTCGGAGTCAATCCACCACAACCAGTCCGCGGTGTAATCATCGAGGAAGCGCTGGGTCACAGTGTTGCGCGAGGCGGACACGTTGGCCGAGGACCAGTCTTGCTCAATCCCCACAATGCGCCGATGCAATCCCTGATCAGACATCAGGGACATGATCAACGAGTGCGTGAAGAATGCTGAGACTTGACCTGGGTGAATGTAACCAATGACCACGTTATCGATACTGGTCAGTTTTGGCTTATTTGTTTTCGCTTTACTAGGCATACTGTTTGGTCCCTACTTTGTTGGTCCCAGAACTCGCACCAAAGTCAGAGGCTCGTGGCTTAACCCTGGTGCGAGTCCTAGATAGTGACTAGGCCTTCAAGAAACGGAAGGCGTTCAAGTCGGTAACGTTGGCGCCGACGCGCTTGTAAGCAACAAGTCCACGCTGACCCAAAGGCAGACCAGAACCGTCAACGACGTTTTCCACATAATTCACAGTGGTTCCCAACCTGTCATAAATTACATAGCTGGAAAAATCGCCAAGGATAGCCATGACGGTACCTGAAGTGGTGGCCGAGCTCATGTCCGAGCTGTTGATGATTGGCGAACCAAGCAGTGACGTGTCAGCAGGCGGAAGCAACTGACCAGCAGCCGAAGGGTTAGCAATCTGGCGAACCGTGTTGAACCACGCCTTGTTAGCAACCCACGTGGAGTTGTCTTCGTAGCGAGGAGCAGTAGCGTTAACCACAGCGAACACGTCAGCAACAGAAGCCGAAGTGAACGAACCACGAGTCGTGGCGGTAACAGTTGAGGCAGCAGTCGCAGAGATCGCGGTGACGATTCCCTTTGGTGCGCCCGAACCGGAACCACTGATAAACGCGGTGCCTTCAGCGTAATCAAACGCTTCAGCAATCAGACCAGGCAATTGAGCTTGAAGATTGGAATCCTCAAAGATCTCAAAACTGCCCGTGAGATAGGCGGCGAGTTTGCTGGCCGTGATTTGGGGATTGGTGAACGCAGGAGTGCCGTCAGTAAATGCAGAACCTTCAGCAACCCAGTAGGTCGCGACACCATTGACAGTGACCAAGTTGAGCACGTTTTGCGTACCCTGAACAACGCGGGCCACCGAACGAATCGGGTTACGTGTTGCCGTACCAGTCTTGATCAACGTGGGGTCAAGCAGTGTTGGCAAGGTGAATCCACCATTGGCACCAGTCAACGTCATCGACGCACGAAGCGCGTCACTTTCTTCAGCGGTGAAGAAAGAGTTTTGACCCTGTGTCTTCATCCATGAACTGAAAGCGGAACGGTACGCAGGTGAGCCGTGGACGAGTGCGTGCACAGCGGCGCCTGGAATGTTCTCAATCTTGTCAATGATGACTTCACGCTCAGCGTCAGAAACGCCGCGGCCTGAAGTCTCAAACGCGGTAATGGCGCGAGCAACAGTGTCATTGCTACGGTCATCGGCACGAAGGTCAGAGACGTTCTCAAATGGGTCCTGACGCACAATCACGTTAGGAACAGAGAAGCCGGCTTCACGCTTGAACGTGGTAGGTGCAGCGTTGATTTCTTCCAGCTTGGCGGCGCGAGCAATCGCGTCATCCTGTGCTGCCTTCTTGCTGTCCCACTCAGTAATGCATTCGGCGTAACGTGCAGCCTGCACTTCGGTTGGGTTTTCTAGGGCGTCAAGCTCGGTGATCTCAAGACGCAATGCGTCCAGCTCGCCGGCCAGCCCTTCAATTCGGGTGCTCATTTAGAGGACCCCCTTCTCCCTGGCTTGTTTGCGCAAGGATTGAAATGAATGGTTTGTCCGCGCAGAGTGGTCATCAATGACCGGCTCCTCGGCAGCGGCGTCAAGTGACGTGCTGGAATCCGTGTCAGCAACTTCGTCAAGTCGCATCACGGGAATCTGTAGAAGGCTGGCCACTTCGGCACGCTGGTCAGCGTCCAAGTTGGCAAGCACTTGAGCAATGTCTTCGGCACGCACACCAAGAATCGCCGCGGTCTCATAAGCGGGGAACGGAGTAGGTCCGTATTCGCGCATCGCAATCTCCGTTCGAGTAACAGTCTTAAGGGACCCATCGGCAGCAGGCCTGAAACCACCGCGGGGAGTAGCAATGTCCGAGCGCACAAACGAGCCACTGAAGGACTGAGCGGTAATCGCACCAGTGCGAATACCCTCAAGCACCTGGTCAGCCACAGGCGTGTTGTTGTATCGAGTAACGGTCAACAGCCCACGCTCATCAGCGATAATGCTTTCCGGCGTACCAATGGGCATTGAGTAGGCGTCCGATGGTGTGCCCCAGATTGTGCGACCGTGGTTGTAAAACACACCAAAGCGCGTGCCCTTATCGGCCAGCGTCTTATTAAACGCGGCACGATCAATAACTTCCATGTATTGACCACTGCCATCAACGATGCGCTGCGGCACGTTGAACACTGCGGCATACGCTTCAACGGTGCGACCATCGCCACCACTACGAATAGTGATGTCCTCAAGTGGATACGCTCGAGTAAACTCAATCATTCTGGGACCTGACCATTCGGGTAAAGCGCTGTCGGGATAGCGCCAGTGTGGGCGAGCAACGAGAAGTCATCAGCGTTCACAGCGTTAGTGACCGAGTCCGGCGTGTAACCCGCACGAATCAACTCACCCATCGCAGTGGCCCTGGTGCGGTTAGCCTCAGCACGCTGAGACTCACCCTCCTGCAACGCCGCAATGTCAGTGACGTCATACCAAAGGCGTGCACCATCAGGGACGTTGACAAGGGGTTCAAGAGCTGCACACGCTGAGCGCCAATGTGAGCGCATAAAATTATCGCCAAAAGCCTTCAATGCCTGGCCATAATTGGAGTACGTGGCGGCGTCAAGGCCAGCCTGCAAACCAGCCACAATCGGTGGCACCGACGCGGCCATAGCGATGCGAGCCTCGCCAGCCTTCTGCACATCAGTGAAAGCCATCTGCTCAAAGGAGTTGCCAACGATCGTCATGTCCGCGCCCTCATCGAGCACCATTGTCTTCTCACCAGTGGCACCGGAATAACGCGCGTTAAAGCGATCACGAAGGCGGTCAATCGTTTCCTTCGTCAGCTTCGTGTTGTATTTAATAACAAGGTTTGGGGTAGCGGCATTATCAAAGAACGTCTGCTTGTGCACAGTCATTGCGTGGTCAGCGTTGATCTCGCGCACTACAGGGGTCAGGCAACTCATGCCACGGTACTCAGCCAACGGGTCAGGCAACGGTGCCCAATGCGCTACCTGCTCAACGGGATAAAACTCCTCGCCAATACCATCACGGCGATACAAGTAGCCAACGACCTCAACCACACCAGTCTCATTGTCAAAGAGCGTGGCAATCTCAACGAGGTCAGGACGCAAACGCTCCAGGCGCGTACCAGCGTCGCGAATGAAAGCGTTACCAGACAGGAACACGTCCTGCTCCATGCGGGCCAACAGGTCGCCAGTGGTGCCGTTAGGCCACGGCTTCTCAAGCTTGAGCAGGTCAGGGTTTCCGTAAAGTTTCTTATCCGACAGGTTGCGAAACTTGAACTCAGCCTCAGTGAACAGGTTTAGGCGAGCGTTCATTACGGCGGCGACAATGGGATTGCCACTGACACCATGGGTGGCCCACGACGTGAAGTTGTCACCCACGCGCTCACGAGACACAGACTTGTACGTTTCAGACAGCACCATTGCCGACTGGATAGCGCGTTCGGGTTCACGCCCCAGGATGGAATCGATTAGCCTCATTGACCATCCTCACGAGTAAGAGCAAAGAACCCCACACACAAACCCGCAGCAATAAGACCAAGGGCGGGCAGAATCCATGCAAGGCCAGCCACGATTAACGCGCCAGCAAGAACAAGTAGGACGATCGACTTAAACACAACGACCCTCCACGACTAGACACCATCCCCACGGAACGGGTTGAACACAACGGACAAAACCAGCAACAACAACCACGGGGCAGGCACACACGCAACCGCGTACACAATGACCAACGGTGCGCACCACTGATACAAGCGAACCGTGTCAGTGGCCACCAACAACTGCCCATAGGCAACAGCCACACACAGGGCAAGACGTACATCGATGACAGTCAAGGCGATCAGCAGGCCACCCCACGGGGCGATCAGATACGCGTCACGCTTGAGCACCATCTGACGGTGAAAGCGCACACCAGTGCGGAACGGGTGACGCAACGTGTCCTCAATGCCAGGCTCAACCACAACATCGACACCAGGCTTAACCATCACCATGTGCACAAACACTGGAATCAAACCAAGCAACAGCCACGGCGTGAAAGCAAACAACGCAGCAAAGACAGGCGCCGATTCCTTCACCATCCCAGCCACACAAGCAACCAGCACAGCAGGCACGATCAGGTCATTGACAAACAATGCAGCTGACACAGTGGCCAAACCAATACTCAACGAATCAGTGAGCACAGGGTTTCGCAGATTAAACTCAGTCATCGGCAACGCAACAAACACAATGACACCAGCCAAGGCCTGCCACCAGGACCCGCACAACGACGCAATGCCAATGCAGGTCAGCAGCACACCGAGCACAGTGGCCACACGCCAACGCACCAGTGACGCGCCACACAGCGCCGGCAACAACCAGCGATAGCAGAACGGTCGCGGTGCACCACGGCCCTCAGCCATCGACACATAACGCCTAGAATCAGGAACAAGAATCATCTGGGTCCTTAGATGAAATAAACCTCGGGCTCACCAGAGGCAACAACCTGCGACTGCACGCCATAAAGCGCATTAGTCGCAGCGATCAGTGGTGAGATGTTGCTAGTGGCAGAGCGGCGGTTCCAAGCCTGTTGATCACCCAGGTCACGCAACGCCGCACCATTGACAGCCTCATTAAGTGCAGCCTGATCAAGGTGATGCAGAACGGAGTCAGTCACGCTGTCACGAAACAAGCCACACGCTCGAGCCACATCGCGCGTTGACATCAAGTGCAGGTTCACACCAGCGGCCTCAAGATCAGGAATCAAAGACCCAGCCGAAGACCCAGCGTCAATAACGAGCTGGCCATCCCACTTGTCCTGCAATTCCTTAGCACGCTTAACGACCCACTTCGTACCGTTGCGCTGATCAACAACCTCAACGTGATACGAGCCATCCTCACGCACACCAGCACAAGCAATCACTGCCTCACTGCGGTCACGCGGAATGTCCAAACCAAACACCATCTCGCCACTAATCTGCGAGGCAGTATCAGATAAGTCTTCCCACACATTCGCAGCAAACACAGGTTCAGCAGCGCCAGTGACCCACTGATTCAGGCCAGCCCTGCGCCACTCATTGATGTCAGTGTAAGTCTCAAACTCCGCGCGAATCGCAGTCTCATCAACCGTGTGGCCCATGCTGGGAATACATGACCACCACGTTGCAGGGTCCGCGGGATCATCATCGATGTCCGCTGACCACTCAAAGTACGCAGTCCCGCTAAGTGATTTATCTGTAACCGACTGGCGACCAGCATCAACCTTGCCACGCAAATACGTTGACCCAGCATTGCCGGCAGTGCTGACCACCCACAGTTGCGGGCCTGGCAAGAACCGACGGCGTGCACGCATCGCAGGCAACAACGCCTGCTCAAGCCTGGCATCAGTGTAAGCAAACGCCTCATCGATCACAGGCAAATCAAGCGAGCCACCGTGGCCGGCCTTCTCAGTAGCCGCAGTGATCGTCAACCGTGAACCAGTCTTAAACATGAAAGCCTCATGCCCGCTGGTCTTGCGAGCTGTAAACAATTCACCCAAAGCCGAAGCCTGCAACACGGGCAAGTATTCGTCCAACAACTTGTCACGAGCAGCCACACCAGACTGCGCCGCATAAGTGATGTGCTGACGTTCCACACAACCAAGTGCACGCCACGTCATCAACGCCAAAATCAATGTGGTCTTACCAGCCTGACGAGGCACAGTCAAAACAACCTGGTCATAAACAAACCGGCCAGCGTCATCAACCTCAAGGGCGACATCAACCACGTGCTGTTGCCAAGGCATCAACGGCGTACCAAGGGCCGCAGCGATCTCACCCACGTTCGGGCCAAACGTTGCGCGATCAGTCCGCGGTGTGCTGAAGCGGGGCAGACATCCGAGTGATGAGTCGGTCGAGAGCGTCGTTGTCACCCACTGGCTCCTTCACAATCAAAGCCTCAAGCGTGGCACGCAACTCACGCGCAACAGCTGCCGTAGCAATACCAGCATCACCATCAAGCGTGCGAGCCAAACGCAAAGCAGTCGCACGAAGCCCAGCGGTCCCAGGTTCGTTATGCACAGATAAGTCCTCAAGCACAGCGCTCTCAATCGGCCCAGTTTCAAGTGCCGCAATAGGTGGTACCGCGGGATGGCGCGAACGTCCTGACGCGCGTCCTACGGCTTCTGACGATGCACTCACTGGTCCCCCCTTCGAGGCTGTCGCGCAAAAAATCGGT